CAAAGAAGGACACTGTAGAATATACAGTATTCGTTCGCTTTGGTATTGCATGGGAAGAGTTGGATGCAGTTGCTTATGGCGATGCAGACAGCGCAGATTCCTAAAATTAAATAAGCAAGATTAGAGGGGAGCGGTCTAAAAAACCGCTCCCTTTTAGCATTTCTGGTATAATGACAGTGGAGGAATAAAATGTTAAATATTGAAGAATTAAAAACAAAAAGTGTTTTTGAAATAAAATCATTTGCTAAACAAAATAACATAGACCTTCTTGATGCAAGAACAAAGATAGAGATGCTTAATATTCTTGAAGGCAAAGAGGTCGTCAAGATAGCAAAAAAAGAAACACCAGATAAGATTGCTCTATATTCAGAGCGTAATAAGCATAATACAAATAAAAAAATTGGATCGCTCAAAGTCGGTTATAATATAGTTACTAAGGAGGCAGCCGACTGGTGGCTTTCTCGTAAAGGTGTTAGGTTAGCAACGCCTCAAGAGTTGGCAAGGCACTACGGCATAGACTAATGGAGATTTTAAGGATTCCCCCATACCCGCTTCAGGTCACATATACAGTGCCATCTGCAAGCACATCATACTTTCTTGTTGTAGAAAGCAATGATAGAAATGAAGAGTTAATAGATGTAGCGGTTACATCTAGCGCAAGTTCGGTTGTGACATATACCCTTTCTGATACCTTTTCAAAATATGATGAGTATTATGCAGTCACCATATATGAAAAAAATGGTGCAAATCGTGGAGATGTTGTTGTAGAAGATAATTTAGAAATTGTTCGTCCGTATGTTGATCCAAATACCCTTGGGACTACGGCTACAGAAATTGCAGAGTATACAGAGCATGAGGCACTGGCTCGTCAAATTATAGATGCCTATGTTCCAGATGGATTTTATTTTACTACAGAGTGGGTTCAAAATGTAGGTCAAGGCACAGACTATATGCCACTTTGGATGCGTGGATATAAGATTCTTAAAGTTTATGAGAATGCTGAAAAAGTATATGATGTTGATGATGCTGATGGTCCAGCACTTGATGAATACGACTACAGCATTACAAAAGATAAAACGGCGATCATAAAAGATCCAGTCGCTGGTGTGGACAACTGGAACAGAGATGAGCGTAAGCCAGCAAGAATGGCAATGGCAGCATCAGATTCTTTTGATTGGTATGATACTGGAGACAGCGCAAATATTCAAACATTCAGAGGTGGAGTAAGTTTTCCAGAAGGCGCTGATTATATGTTTTATATTGAAGCGGGATATAAAGTAGTACCTAACGATATTAAAGATGCTACCAATATGCTAATTGATGATATTAAATGTGGCAGACTTGATTATTACAAGAGATATGTTGACTCATATAGAACAGATCAGTTTAATGTTAAATACAATAAAGTCATGCTAGAAGGAACTGGAAATCTTTTAGTAGATAAAATTTTAGATAAATATGTGAATGTGGTAACTCGGCCTGGAGTATTATAATGGTGCTCTGCGAAGATACCGATTTTATATATCCAATGAAGGCTGATGTTTATTATCCAATAATCACACAGGGTGAATATGGTCAGCCAAAAAAAGATTGGGTTTTTGATAAAACCATTGCTTGTAATGCAGAGCCAGTAGGCGGAGATGGTACTGAAAATATAAAAGCAGAATCATTTTTACAGTTGCAAAATAAACTTATGGTAAGAACAAAAAATGATCCAAGAGTATCTTCTCAAAAAGAAAACAATGCTGTTACTAACATTCTTATAACAAATATTAGACACTCAGATGATGAATTAATATATAAAGAAACTGCTGGAGTTAGATCTGGTCGTGCAACAATATATGAAGTTGCTACAGTACAGCCTTTTGTTGGACCATTCAGAACTACAGAATATTATAAGATGATTTGGCGTAGGGCTGAAAATCAGACTGTAGGTGACTAGTGATAGTAACTACTAATACCCGTCATTTTAAAAGAACGATGGACAATATTATAGATTATTCTTATGGATTTATTGACGGTGTTCATAAAGGCAAAAAAGTATTTTTAGAAAAACTGGGCAGGGAAGTAATAGCAGCCTTAAGTCAATACATAGACATAAATGCTAAAGCAAACCCTAAAGCCCTTCATCATGTATATGAATGGTATCGTGTTGGTAGTCCAGCAGCCAGGTTATACGATATAGATTTTATTGTTAATAAAAATGGTTTGGCATTGTTCTCTAACTTTAGACAATCACGCTCAATGTCAAATGATGCAAGTGAGCCATTTTTTGACAAAGCAAAAATAATGGAACAAGGTAAGACTGTTGTAATAAAACCAAAGAGTGGTTCTGTATTAGCCTTTCAATCTGGTGGAGATACAGTTTTTACAAAGAAGCCAGTTACTGTTAGAGATCCTGGAGGAGATGAGGTCCAAGGATCTTTTGAACAAGTCTTTGATGAATTTATGTTGAAGTATTTTAAACAATCATTTATTCGTGCATCTGGTCTATATGATTATATTAAAAAACCAACGGCATTTAAAAAGAACATTCGTGCTGGATCTAAGGCTGGTAGGCCAAAAGGTGTTAGTACTGGCTTTAGTTGGATAGCAAATGCAAGAATTGGGGTAGAATAGTAAAATGACCTACGAAATAAAAACAACAGGTTTTGCTCCAACATATATAAATAATTATGTTAATGAGCAACTTTCACTGTTTGGCCTAATTGCTACTGGTCCTACAGAGCCAAACCAGGCTGGATTTAATCCTATGGTTCCTGCACAGTATCCAACTAGCATAGAAGACCTTTATAACGATACTATATCTATTCAGCAAGTTGAATCCCCGATCTTAATTGTTTATGACAGAATGATGAGATTTAGACCAACTCCTTTCTACCGTCGCAAAAGAGAGCAGTTGATATATTTTATATACTCGTCAGATGTAGCAAAACTAATAAACTCTGTAAGAATTATTACAGATGCCTTGGATCGTGAAGATGCAGCAGCCCAAGACGTTAACGCTTTTTCAGCAGGAAATGCAACCGCCTCAAATCCAGCCAATGTATATTTTCATAATATAAGGGTCTATCAGGTAGATGAGAGCAGGGACGTTGCAGAGTTGGCTTCAGCCAGGACCCTCTTTGTAAACAAGGTTATTGTTGAGTATGACTATCATATTAAAGATACCATCTCTATAAATGGCACAAACTACACCAATCCATACTCTTAAAAATACTGTTATACTTATAACTGAGGAAACACGCCCACTTATTCAACAAGGAAAAAAGAGGTGAAACAATATGCCAGCATATACCCGTGGTACGTCTAACAACATCATCGTCGGTGCCGCAGCGTTCTTTCTCTGCGATACTACTCTTGATGCTGACGTTTTTACAGACTATGCATTTGTAAGCACAGAGTCATACAAGTCTACTCTGTCTGCAAATACTAACTGGACAAACGTTGGTTATACAATGAACGGTCTTGAGATGCAATTCCAGCCTGACTTCGGTGAGGTTGCAGTTGACCAAGTACTTGATGTTGCTAAACTTTACAAGCAAGGTATGCAGGTAAATGTTGCTACAGCATTCGCTGAGGCAACTCTTGAGAATCTACTCTATGCTCTTGCATTTGCAGATACAGAACTAACTGGCTCAAAGAGCACTTCATCAGGTCGTCGTCTGAACCTTTCAGCAGGCGAACTCGGTGAGTGTCCAGTTGAGCGTGGTATCGCAGCAGTCGGTCCTGGTACTGGCGACTGCGACAACTCTGGTAACGTAGAACGTGTCTATGTCGGATATCGTGCGCTTTCAATTGAAAACGTAACAGTATCGGCAAAGCGTGATGAACCTTCAATGTTTGAAGTTTCATTCCGTCTACTTCCAGAAGACGCTTCTGGCGCATATGGTAAGATCGTAGATCGTACTCATACCGCATCATAATCTTAAAATAAGATTAATAACGACCCACTCCCTACATGGGGGTGGGTTCGTTGTTTATGGTAGAATGGTTTAAATGGCTACAGAAATATATAAAACAGAAACAATTCAACTTGTTGACGGTACTGAAATAGAAATTATCCCATTAAAGATAAAGTACCTTAGAGAGTTTATGAATGCTTTTGATGCTATTCGTGCCACCAGAACTGATCAAGAAGCAATACTAGTTTTATCTGAATGTACAAGAATATGTATGAAGCAGTATTATCCAGAAATATCAAAAAGCATAGCGGATGTTGAAGATCACGTAGATTTACCAACAATATATAAAATATTAAATATCGCTGCCTCAATTAAAATTGATAAAAAATCTGAACAGCCAGTAAAAGAACAGGCTACAGAAAGTGGCTCATCATGGGATTCTCTTGATTTGGCTAAACTAGAAACTGAGGCATTTTTGCTCGGTATTTGGAAAGATTATCAAGAATTAGAACAATCTCTATCTATGGCAGAACTAATTGCAACAATATCAAGTAAAAGAGAACTGGATTATGAGGAAAAGAAATTTTTAGCAGCAATACAGGGTGTAGATTTAGATAAAAATAGTGGTAGCGGAAGAGGTCAACAAGAGTGGGAAGACCTTAAGGCAAGAGTATTCAGTGGTGGCAAAGCAAGAGATGGAAATGATATTCTTGCTCTTCAAGGTCCCGCTGCTGAAAAAGCAGGGTTTGGTATTGGCATGGGCTTAGATTATGAAGACATGCGTGACCCTTCAATAATGAAGTAATAATATTGAAAATAGCCGTTTTGTGCTATAATTACATTTAACCTATATAGGAGGATAAATGGCAACAACAACGTACGAGAGCCAAGAACTTACTCTTATGGATGGAACAAAAATCACGGTGAGACCATTAAAAATTTCACTACTTCGTCCATTTATGAGCAAGTTTGAAAAGGTAGCAGAGGTGGCAGACAATAATGAGAAGTCAATGACTCTACTTATTGAATGTGTAGAAATTGCTATGAAGCAGTTCAAGCCAGAATTGGCTAGTGTCGAAAAACTTGAAGAGGTCTTAGACCTTCCAACAGTTTATAAGATCATTGAGGCTGCTTCGGGGGTTAAACTCCAAGATGCTAATGCTCTGTTGAATACAGTGCTTGCAAACAACTAAAAGTTAGAGGTGCTATAAGTGGCTGACGTAAATGCTAATATTGGCATAAATATAGATACGTCTCAGTCTTTAGCAGAGATCAAAAATCTCCAGCGACAATTAGCACAACTATATACAAGCATAAATAAAGGTAGTGCTGCAGCCGCAGCAGCCCAAAAGGGTCTTGCTACCAACTTAATGAACACCATCAATGCTGGTGGTAAGTTCTACGCCCAGATGGGCACAATCCGAACAAGTACGGAATCATTTACTCACGCACTGGAGAAAAATAAACTCTCTATGCGTGAGTATTTCCGTTTTGCTGGCGGATCTACAAGAACATTTGGAAAATTATTTAAATCAGAATTTGACACGATTGGCAAGGTAGCCGAAGAACGTGTCAAGAGAATGCAGACTCAATATATTAAGTTGGGTCGTGATGCATCTGGAGCCATGAAGGCAATTTCCATAACTCCTACAACTTTAAATATGAAAGAGTATGGAAATCAAGTAGCAGTAGCAGCACAAAAACAAGCACTTTTAAATCAATTATTAAAGCAGGGTTCAACCAATCTATTAAACTTTGGTAAGAATACTCAGTGGGCTGGCCGTCAGTTGATGGTTGGTTTTACAATACCACTTGCATATTTTGGTACAGCAGCAGCCAAAACATTTATGGATCTTGAGGCTCAAGCCCTTAAGTTCCGTCGTGTTTATGGTGATATGTTTACTACTACCGCTGAAACAGAAAAAGCACTTGGAGAAATCCGTGCATTAGCAGAAGAATTTACTAGATATGGTGTAGCAGTTACAAAAACTATGGAAATGGCAGCCGCTGCTGCTGCTATGGGTAAGACTGGTGCAGAATTAACAGCACAGGTAGCAAATGCTACACGATTAGCGGTTCTTGGTAACGTAGAGCAAGAACAAGCGCTAGAAACCACAATATCTTTAACAAATGCTTTTGGAATTGCAGCGGAAGATCTAGCAAACAAAATTAACTTCCTAAACTCTGTAGAAAACCAAACAGTAACCGCTATTGAAGATTTAACAATTGCTATTCCAAAGGCTGGACCAGTTGTACAGCAATTGGGTGGTAGCGTAGAAGATTTGGCATTCTTCTTAACTGCTATGCGTGAAGGTGGCATTAATGCATCAGAAGGCGCTAACGCATTAAAGTCTGGTCTTGCATCATTAATTAACCCAACTAAAAAAGCATCTCAAATGCTTGCCGATATGGGAATTAATATTAAGGATATTGTTGAAAGAAATCAAGGAGATCTAAAGAGAACCGTAATTGATTTTGCTCTAGCACTTGATACTCTTGCACCACTAGAAAGATCAAGAGCAATTGAACAATTGTTTGGTAAATTCCAGTTTGCTCGTTTATCAACATTATTCCAAAATGTTACAAAAGATGGAACTCAAGCAGCAAAGGTTTTGCAATTAGCAACAGCGTCTGTTGAAGAACTTGCTATTTTATCAGAGCGAGAATTACAGGCAGTAGAAGATGCTATTGGTACAAATTTTAGAGAAGCAGTTGAAAAACTTAAAGTATCTATTGCTCCAATTGGTAAAGAATTCTTAAAAGCAATTACTCCAGTTGTAGAATTTTTAGGAAAATTGTTTGATAAATTTAATAATCTTGGAGACGGTACAAAGAAGTTTATAGTAATTCTAACAAGCCTAGTAGGTCTAATAGGTCCAACATTATTGATGACATTTGGTTTGGTAGCAAACGGTGCTGCCAACATTATCAAGATGTTTATATTAATGAGACAAGGATTTTTAAAGTTAGCAGGTAACAGCACAAACTTAGCAGCACAAACACAATATATGACAACAGAGCAACAAGAGGCTGCTATTGTTGCTGCTTCATTAAATCAGGCTCATTCACGCTTAACACAGCAGTTTGTTTTAGAAGCCTCTGCTGTAAATCAATTAAGAAATGCATATGTTGGTGCTACAACCGCAGCATTAAGGTTTGCTGCTACAAATCCTGGAATGATGATTCCAGGCTTCAAGGCTCCAGTAAAAGGATTTAGCAAGGGAACTAATAAGGTTCCAGGGTATGCAAAAGGAACTGACTCAGTACCAGCAATGCTCACACCAGGTGAAGCAGTTATTCCAGAGCCTATTGCACAAGACGACAGATTTAAACCACTAATTGCTGCTCTTGTAAGTGGAGAGATTGCAAAATATGAAGAGGGTACTGTAAATGTTGGTGGTAAGACATATACCACAAAGAGCCAGATGGCTGCTCGTAATTTGGAAAAGAAGATAGCACAATTAATTGCTGCTGGTATTTCAGAAGATAAAATTATTCGTGCTCTAGATAAAAATATAGAGCGTGGCAGACCAATGACTGGTTCTGCTTTAGAAAAAAGACTATCTATTGGTCGTGGATCAAGTGCTGGAACAAGTGCTCCATCTGCTATTAAGAGGCTTGCTAAAGAATCACAGTCTGGTTTCAGAACTGAAGTAAGAGCAATAAAGAAGGTTTTGAAACAAAAAGGTATTACTTTAACCCCTGCACAAGAAAAAAATCTTTTTGCAGTACAAGCATCACATATTGAAGAAGTTAGAAACGCTGGCATAAAGCAATGGAATGCATCAAATCTAGTAGCAGATCTTGGATATGTTAACAATTATTTAAATACTGTAAAAGGAAATCTTGGTAAAAATCTACTTGCAATGTCTGATGATCAACTAAAAACTCTTGGCATTGATAGAGATGAACTCAGAGCATTGCAGTCTGGTCGTCATCCAACTACAGCAAGGGCTGCAGAAACTTTAAGGGCAGTTGCAAGGTATGATGCATCTATTAATCCAAGATCTTATCAAGCACAAGCAGTGCTAGCAGGACTTGAATATAGATCAAAGAGTAAGTTTTATGCAAAGCCATTACAAACTTTAGCAGATGTAAAGAAAACTCCTGCAACCCTTGCAGTTGGTAAGGGTGAAACTGTAAGAACTGCAGACGGCAGACTTGTTAAGGTAACTGGACAAACTGGTATTGCAAAACCTTCAGGCATGAGAGTTGTTGGTGGTGGAGCATCTGATAGGCGTGTTATTTCTGGTGCAAATGTAGCAAGTGTTATTAGTAGAGGATTTAAAGGACCACGTTTGGTTGGTGCTGGAGCGCAAGACGGTATTGATTTAACTCGTGGTGTAACTTATGGACAAACAGCAGGTGGATTGCTTGTACCTCAAAGTGCATTAGAAGATGCATTAAATAAAAATACACAATCACAAAATTTAGGAACAGACACTCAGGATAAAAATACAGAAACACAAGAAAAAACTGCAAAACAATTAAAACAAGAACAACGTCAAGCAAGAATGCAAAGAATGTCGTCAATTGGTGGTCCAGTTGCGATGGCAGCAGGAACAGCAGGTATGGTTGCTGCTATGAGTGGTGCTCCACAAACAATGACTAATTTCTTATTTGGTATATCTGCAGTTGCTGGACTTTTGCCACTCCTTGCTAATCCACTTGGAATGGCAGTTGCTGGTATTGCTGCACTTGGAATAGCAGTTTATAAATTTAATGCAGATATTAAAAAAGCAAGAGAAGAGGGTGTTGCTCTTGCTAAGTCTATGACTATGACAAATGAAAAACTTATAGAACTTTCTAAGATTACTGGAAGTGTTAGTGCTACAGAACTTGCAAAAAGACAAAGACAAACTGTTTTAAGTGGTGCATCTGGTGTACAAAGAAAAACAGGACAAACAATTCTTGAAAGTGGATTTGGTCAAGGTTTAGTAAAAGACATAGAAAAACAACAAAAAACTGGTGCTTCTAATGCACAAGTTGCTAAAAGTGTTGGACTTGGATTATCTACTGCAATTATGCAAGGTGTATTAACAGTAGAGCAAGCAAGAAGTTTGGCTGCTGCTCTTGGAGAAAAACTTGGAAATTATGATATACCAGCAAGAATTAGTGGAACAATAGTTAGTTTGTTGGGACCAAATGGTGAAAGATTAGAAAGCGAGCCACTTCAGGTTGCTCTTGCAATCAAAAAAGAATCTATGACTCAACAAGCAGAAATGTTTCAAAATGCAATGTCAAGGAGACAATCTACTATAACAGCACAAAATGCTGCTGGAATGACTGCTGGAGTCGGACTAATGGCAGCAGCGGGTGGTGCTGCAGCAACTGGTGTTGGAATTCCTGTAGCCGCTGGATTACTAGTTGCTGGTGCTGCAGCAACTGTTCTTTCATTAAAAAATCAAAATGATATTAAAGCAAAAAATCTTACATTAGATACAGCAGCAGTTCAACTTGGACTTGAAACAGTAGCACAAGGTCAAGGACTTATAGATTCATTAAATAAACAATATGATGCAAAAATTAAACAGGCAAGAACTGCAGAAGAAATAAAAAGACTTGAAGCAGAGCGTAAAACTGCAATTGATGCAGTAAATAAAGAAAATGCTAAAACATTAGATATTTTAATTAAACAAAAAGATCAGTTTACCCCTGGTGCATTTGATGCTGCTATAAAGGCTGCTGCAGATACAATGTACAAAGAAGGGCCTATGGCTGTGTTTAAAGATGAAGCAATTAAGGCTTTGTCAGAACTAGAAAATAGCAGTTTTAAAACCACCCTTCAACTAGGAATAGCATCTGGAGACATGGATCCTAATCAAATTATTGCTTTAATAAATATGGTAGAAAAGAATCCTGATATTAAAACTAATTTTGATTTTATTGTAAGATCTCAGGGCTTGGCAGAAGCAAATGTTTTAGTTGGTTTATTAGAAAAAGCAGGGGCAAACGAACAAACATATAAAATTATTATGGATTTTATTAAGAAAAATCCAACAGAGTTTAAAGATGTACAAGATGGATTGTCTACAATTTCAAACATTTTGCCAAAGTATGGTATAACAGTAGATATTAATACTGTTGGCTTAGACCAGTTAAAAATGGTTCAAAGAATAACAGATACTTTAAGTACACAAAAAGAGCCTTTAACTCAACAAGTAATTGCAGATTTAAGAGATGCTGCTGGAAACCCAGTTGATAAAGAAATTTATCAAGATATTTTAGACAACTGGACTACTCTTGTTGGATCTCAAGATACGATTACAAAACAAATGGTTATTGATTTTACTGCAACATACTCAGATCCAAACGTTAAACAATTCTTTGGTACATCTACTGGTATCCCACAAACTATCAGAGGACAAAAGGTAAATATTGATGCTGGACAAGCAAGTGCATATTTAGTTGGCAGTGGTAAAGGAAGTCAAGGTGGTGGTGTTAAACCTCCACAAACTCCACCTTCAGGTGGAACTGGTGACAGAGACACTACACTTGATAATTTATTAACAAGATTAAAATTTATTCGCAAGGCATCAATTAATGCTGAAGGTGGAATTAAAACATTAATGAATATAACAAAAGGTGCTGGTTTAACTAAATTTGTTGGTGTAACTCAACAATTAATGGCTGGACCAAAAGGCGGATTTAACAGAGAGTTTATAACATTTTTAGAGAGTATGGATAATAAAACTCGTAAAACTTATATGACTGTAAAAGATGGTCAAGTTGTTTTAACAAAACAGGGCAAGGCACTTAAAGAAGCATTTAATGAAAAAGTCATTGGTGAATATCAAGTGGCGCAGGCTCAAGCAAAACAAGATACTCTAGCACAAGGTGCAGCACTGGCTAAACTAAAGGCCGCTGGAGTTGATTCTGCTACCGCATTAGAAATGGTTTCTGATGCTAATTTAGCCGTAGCAATTAACTCTAAAGATATTAGTAGTGAAGAACTACAACAAATGGCAGCAGATGCTAAGGCTGCTAAAGATGAGATGGAAAAATTAAATCTTGAGGTATTAGGTTTGGCAGAAAGTTTAAAGAAGGATGTTGGAGATGCAGTAAAAACTAATCAGGCTCTTTTAAAAGCAAGAGAGGCTGGCATTGTAGATCCAGAAATGCTAGAGTATATTTCAAAAAATGCTTCACTAGTTAATAAGATTTTACAAGAAGGAACTGGATCTGAAACAGCGCAAAGCATTATGCAATCTGTAAATGCTATGAAGGCTCTTGGTGAGCAAACCGAAGCACTTGTTAATCCAGCCCAGGCTGCTTTAAATAAATTCTCTAAATTAAAAGATGCTGCATTTGAGGCTTTTGATATACAACAACGTCAAGCACAATCTAAATTTAATGCTGGAATGAATAGGACTGTAAACAGTTTTGTTTCTTTAAATAAGGTTGGAAGTCAGTTCCAAGGAATGTCCCTTAAGAGTGCAATTAAGTCTGCAGAAGGAACTATTACTGGCCTAAACGATCAAATTAGAGTAATACAAGATCGTCAAATTAAACCTATAGAAATACAAATTGAAGCAAAACAGCGTTCAATAGATGACATAATGAAGTCTCTTGAGACTCAGGCTGCTGGTATGACTAAAGGCTTTAAACTTCCAGCAGCAGCATATAAAGATATTGCAGAAGGACTACAAGATCAAATTCAAGGTTTAGAATTAGATATTGAATTTAACTTTAAGAGACCAATTGATGAATTACAAGAAGAGTCATCAGACTTATCAAATGAATTAACTTTGATGGATAGAGTCATAGATGGTATTAATAAAAAATATGATGCTCAGGCAGATGCTCTTGAAAAAGTTTCTGAAGTTAATCAAGAAATATTAGATCAACAAAAGAGTCAACTTGATATTGCTAGTGCAATTACACAGGGTGATATTGCTGCCGCTGCTCGTGCAGCACAAGACGCTAGAGCACAGGCTGCAGCCACAGCAGCAAAGAGGGCTGGTGGAGTACTTGATGCAGCAAGACAGGCTGAAGTTGGTGCTGTCCGATCTGCAGGCGGTATGACAAGAGAACAAATTGAACAACGTCAGTTCCAGATTAGTCAACAAATATTCCAGTTGGAAGAGCAGTCAGAGGTTAAGCAACGTGCAATTCTTGCTCTTAAAGATCAAATTGATGCTGGTGAAAGAGCAAGAGAAGCATTTATTAGAGAAACCGTTCTTCCTCTTGAAAGAGAAATTGAAGGTCTTCAGGCAAGCAAGCAAGTTCACATTGATAATATAGCAAAACTTGAAGCCGATATCCTTAGAATTCAGTATGAGGTTTTAGGACCACTTCAGGCAGAAGCAGATATTCTTCAACAAGAATATGATAATGCAATTGATCTTATTGAACAAGAAAAACAACATTGGCTAGATCAAGAAACTGCTCTTATTATTGCAACAAAAGAAACAACAAAATTTGCTGGAGAAGCAGATAAAGTTAAAACTGCATTTGAAAATGCTAAAAAAGTTTATGATGATATTAAAAATAAAACAGTAACAATAACAGTTGTTTATAACTATGTTGGCACACCACCTAGCGGAAGCACTGGTAATACAGGAAATACAAAAACAGTGCCACAAGGCGTTTTTGATAAATTTAAAATGTATGGTGGAAAGATTAATGGCTATATGGGTGGCGGTAGAGTAAAACCTATCTATCGTCCAATGGGTGGATTAATACCTTATATGAATAATGGTGGCTTTAAGCCTATGGGTTCTGATACCGTGCCAGCAATGCTAACTCCAGGCGAATATGTAGTAAACAAGTCTTCTACTAAAGCATTTTTACCATTGCTAACTGCTATGAATGAAAGTAAGTTCCCATCCTCTCTAACTAAGAGATTATTTAATAGTGCTGGCGATGTAAGAATTACAAGATCATTTAATACACCAAACTACAATCTTTCTGCTTTATCAAACACTCAGTTCTTACAGCCATCATACGATGTAAATAGCAACACTTTGATGAATAATCCAATTAGCAATAATATTTCTTCATACAGCGACAACTCTAGCGCAGTGTATAATTATAATGTTGGAATAAGTGTTGGTGGAACAGATGCTTCACCTGATACAATTGCCAAGGCAGTAATGAGAGAAATTAAGTATATTGACTCTCAAAGAATTAGAAGTCAAAGGACAGCATAGTGACAACATCAGCCTATCTATCTGGTAGAAAACGATATTCAAGACCACAGGGTATTCTATGGTCTGAAAATGCTGGAACTCTTACTGGTGGTCTTTACGTTCCAAACGGATATGAGATTGGTGCAGATACTGCAGAAACAGATCCAGATCTATTAAATCAATTTATGATTCTGTCTGATCATAATCGTAGTGAAATGTCTTTTACTCCACAAAGAATAGAGCAGCGTCAACGTACTATCAATGGTCGTATGCGTTCATATCATATTGCAGATAAGTTACAGATTAGTTGGTCATGGAATCTTCTTCCATCCAGATCATATAGTCAAGTGGCAGATTTTGATGATGCTACTGGTTTGTCTCCATACAAAAATAGCAGAACTCAAGAATTTACAGCAGACGGTGGTGCAGGCGGGGTAGCAATACTAGACTGGTACAACAATCATCAAGGACCATTCTGGATGTATTTAGCATATGACAATTATGCTAATTTTAAAGAAGATGGAGAAATCGTAGATAGTTCTTACGGTCACCTTGCTCAATATAATGAAATCATTCAGGTATATTTTGCAGACTTTAACTACTCAGTTGTTAAGCGTGGTGCTACTAACTTTGACATGTGGAATATATCGGTAACACTGGAAGAGGTCTAAAATGTTTGTAAGTGAAGCATTAAAGACACACTTTGAAACATCAGCAACAATAAATCTTCAGTCTTTGGTTTTGGCTGAGTGGAACATGAATATGCCAGATAATATTTTTAAAGTTGGTAATTATAGATATAGACCAACAGATGCAAATTCATTATATTCTACTTTGCCTTTTAGTTTTGATCAACTAGATGAAGGCAATTATTACACAGGTGCAACTGATGCAGATGTTGTTATTGATGGTGGTTTTCAAAATGATGGAACACCACAACAGTTTACGCTAACCAAAGATAAAATGAATATGATATTTTCTTTGGAAGATTGCTTAAAACCATTCAGACCAAGGTCTGGAATTAATAAAGCATTTTATGTAGATGGAAGATACTTTGCAAATTCTGGCGCTAACATGGCAGAGCGACCAAGATATTATATGCCATCTAGATATGATGAGTTTAGATACTGGACTTCATATAGAACTGAAGATGGAGAAGAGTACGGAATAGCAAAAAATATATCTAATGATTTATATTTTATTGATGATGCTGTTCCTTTTGTAGTATATAAAGAACAGATTCCAACAAATAGAATTGTTCTTAAAATGCAAACAAATGTTGGTTCAGTTGATCTTGGACCATTTACAACTAATATTGGAAGTGTTGATGATCCACTATATGGAGATGCAAATAAAACAACTCCATCAAGATGGAAGGTTCAATACCTAAATGAAAATGACTGGTTAGACTTATATACATTTAATGAGTTTACAACAAGAGATGATGAAGATAATTCTCCAGTAATAGGTCCAGATGGATATGTTGAATTAGAATACGGTTTAATAATTCCAGATGAGTATAAAGATATTTTTGTTTTTGCAGAACAACTATCTTCTAGCACATTGCTTCCAGAAAACAATATTATTGGATACGCATATTTGATAGTAGAAAATGACAACGAGGTTGGACTATTTCACATTTGGACGGGTAGCGAATATGAAACCTTTGCACCCACATATGGCTGGAGCCTTGGTTCAGAAACAATTACTAATCAAACAAGTTTTGTTGATGACCTAACATCACCTAGTTCATTTATTGATGCTGTAGATAGCAATACAAAGTATAGACAGTTTCAGTATATTAAGGGTCTTCGTATTGTGGTAGATACTATGAATAAATTAGATGCTACTTTTGACTTAATAGAAATGTCACCAAGACTTCTGGTTAATATTTCTGAAAAGGTTGTTGATTTTAGAGTTAGCAAAACATTATCTGATCTGTCAACTAGTTCTATTCCAGTTGGTCAACTAACAGCGTCTAGCGGTGAGTTAAATATATTTGATGATGATCAGGCATTTAATGATAACAATACAAACAGTATCATTGCTGACTACCTTCGTAAAAATATAAAATTTATGTTTTATGAAAAGATTATGGATGTGGATGGTTTTGACTATTACATTCCTATTAAAACTTTGCACTCAGAGGGGTTCCCACAAGCAGATTTAACTGGAGCAACTGTTTCTTTACAACTAAGAGACTTTTATTTTTATTTAGAATCTATGCCAGCACCAAGACTTTTGATGACACAAACCTCATTAAGTATGGCAATCTGTACACTTCTAGACTATATTGGATTTAGTAATTATGTTTTTAGAAGAGTCACTGATGAATCTGATCCTGTAATTCCATTTTTCTTTGTTGCCCCAGATCAAAACGTGGCAGAAGTTTTAAATCAATTAGCAGTTGCTACTCAAAGCGCAATGTTTTTTGATGAATATAATAATTTTGTAGTAATGAGCAAAAATTATTTATTACCAGATGCTGAAGATAGATCTACAGATTTTGTTTTATCTGGTTCAAATAATCAAACCGACAATGGTGTTGTTAAAAACTCAACCTCTGGCAATCTACCTAACATTTTATCTATAGCATCTCAAGATAAAAAAGTATTTAATGATGGAAAGATTAATTACACCACAAGATATATTCAAAGATCTTATGGAAGCATTAGACAAGCAAATTTAGTTGACCGTGAAAAAACCTGGATCTATAAACCAGTACTTCTTTGGGAAGTTGCTGGAACTGAAAATCTAAAAACAGTTAATGAGATTGCTGCATCGCAGGGTAGTTATGTATTAGGTGCAATGCCAATTAACTCTGATTTGCCATCTACCCTGCCAACAGTATCAAATGGTGCTGTTATAAATAATATTTTAGATCTTGGAGAAAATGTTTATTGGCTAACAAGATATCAAGGATATTTCTATTCTAACGGAGAAATTATAAAATACGATGCAGTTCAGTTCAACATAACTGGAACTGGTAATGTTTGGATTAGTAGCAATCAGGATTATCAAAGATACTTTGGATCCCTACCGTTTAATGGAAAAATTTATCCAACAGGTTTAGTTAGAATTTATTCTTTGCCATATTATGAAACAATTGATGGAAATACAAGGATGAAAAGTGGTGAAGTTTATCAACATGGTCGTGGACAATTTGGAACAGCAGTAACCGATCATACTGCTGGCATAAATACGTACTGGACAAATAATGACTATGTTCGTGGATGTAATATGCAAACACAATATTTATTTACAACTACGCTTGATGAAGATATAACACCGCCATCCACTACTACTGGTGCAGCGGGAGTGGATAATGCACTTGCTCGTGAAACTACAAGAAATGGCGTTATTAAAAACTTTATGGCTACAAATTATTTAACAGAAACACAGGTAAATAATTTAAAGTCTACTCAAACTGGAACAATACAGTCTTCAGCACTTGTAATGAATGGTCCATCTTTTAGAACTACAGAAACTCCAGTTAACTTTGTTTCTTATGTATATAAAGATTTAAATAATGCTTACAGACATTTTGGAACAAGAATGAGAGTAGTAGGTAAGATTGAAAATAACGAGGTAAGAGGTCAAACACCTATTGGTAGCACAGCATATTATCAGGTTACTGGTGCTGGCACAAATCAAAATATCAGCATTGGTGGTGGATCTGGTGGCCTTGCAGTTCTGTTAAATCCAGAAACTAATAATGGGTATTATTTTGAAATAGTTGCACTTACAGAAAGAAATATTGAACAGTACCTTAAGATTGATAGTAAAACTGGCGAGGGTCAGATATCAGTAAACAACGTAGTATTTTATAAAGTCAAAAAAGACTCATCAAACACAAATGCAATTCCTATCAAACTTTGGGGCGGTCTTACAAATATTTTAGTTGATGATGGAAGATTTACTGGTCAGTATAGAATGATGGGTGAAGAAAATCCGACGGTATATGATTTATCCGTAGAATATCAAGACATTGGTAATACTCGTAGATTCTATCTATACATTAATAACAAACTAATTAAGATAGTAGATGACACAGATCCGCTACCAATATATAACAATATGGCTTTATTTGTTCGTGGTTCTTCAAGAGTAATGTTTGAAAATATATATGCATTAACACATAACTATGCTCAAAACACAGTTGCTACAGTAGGCGAAACCCTTTCTGGTGTATTTGGAGATAAGCAAATAGACAGTAGTGAAGCCTTTAGAAAATATGCTATGTCTGGTATTATTCAATCTACATATCTATCTGGAATTAGTTCACAAGAGCCGCCAAGATATAACATGTACTTTGAAGAGTTTGGTAGCATTATGCGTGAGTGTGCATATTTTGATATTAGATATGATCGTGCATACCCTGCGCTTTATGCAAAACTTTCTCCTACTTTTAATAGAATTAAAGGATATGCTGTTTCTGGATTTCAAGCAGATTCTTATGGCGCAGAGTTTTTAATATTTAATGCAACAGACACAGCCTTAAATCTAGATGAAACAACAGGAAACTATTTAAGAATTCAGGGTGTGACCTTTACTCAAGATACAACACATCAATTAACCGTAGATGAATATTTTAGAAAGAAAAGCAACTTAGCAGATCCAGAATTTGAAGGGGATTCAATAACAACTTCTTCTCTTGTAGAAAAATCTAAATACGATGAGATTAAACTTAGTAGATTAATATATGGCAAAAATGAATTTTCTTTAGATAGTTTATACATTCAAACCCCAGATGATGCTGAAGATCTGCTTGGGTGGATTATAAATAAAACCATGGAACCTAAAAAATCTATAGGCATTCAATTGTTTGCTATACCTACATTACAACTTGGAGACATTGTTACTGTAACATATCAAAATAAAGATGGTTTGGATATGGTTACTGACTCTACAACAAGATTTGTAGTATATAATATGGAATACTCTAGATCAAATACTGGACCATCAATGACAGTATATTTGAGTGAGGTATAAAAATGGCAGATGATTTTTCAGATTTTACTATTTCTGGCTTAGAAGGTTTAAGCGATCTTAACTTTGGAAATTTTAATTTTAATTGGGATTGGTCTGGAATAGGAGAATTTTTCTCAGACCCACATAACTGGGATAGAGAAATGGCAGCAGTAAATGCTGGAATAAATGCTAGCCCAGTACTAGCAATGTCTCCAGAAGATCAAACTGATTATTTTAAAAGATATATTGCTGGCGATCCTGAAATCCTGGCACAAGATGCAGAGGCTGCAAAGTTAGTAAAAGAAGCGCAAGATAAAGCAAGAGAAGACTATAACAAATTTCATAATATTACAACAAAAGTTACGCCAACACCAGTAGGTTCTCCATACTACGAGGGCATGTGTGCTGGAAGAAGAAGGATGCAGGCATATAGTGACGGTAGCGTTAAAGACCTTGGTCCAGCACCAGATACAACAAGTTATGGATGTAGGGATGATGGCGGAGATTACAGTGGTGGATTTAACACAAGTTTGATAGATCCTCCACCAGCAGTTACGCCAACCCCAATTAAACCGACTGTTCCACCTCCACCTCCTCCACCTCCACCAAAAACTGCTCCCATAGACACTATTCTTTTTGATGATGAGTCTGTTCCAATAGAAATAATGACAGACCTTATCTTTGAAGATATAGGTGGACACGAACTTATCAATATTGCTCGTAATGATACTATTAATGGGCAGACCGTTTCATACCAGCCAATAAAAAATCTTACAGCAATTCAGCAACAATATAACCCTAATAATATTGTTAGCCTTCAAAATACATCTGATAGATATTTTGCCAATTTTGCAATTAAACTTGAAACAAAACTGCCAGGTGAAGGTGATGGCGGTGGACCAAACGGATCATATGTTTATATAGATACTGATACTGGAGATTTAATTGTAGAACTTCTTAACTTAGACCCAGATGAACAGATAGAGGTTCAGATTAGTCTAAGTGGTACAATATATGAGGCGGAGTTTAATGAATCATGATAACTAATACTGGTAAGAATATTATAGGCAAGTACCTGCTAGGACAGGCACCTGCATATGCATCCTATATAGCCGTTGGATGCGGTCCAGAGCCTCTAGCAACAGCAGACCCATATGGTGACTATGCCAATAAAGCAAACCTTGATTTTGAGATGTTTCGTGTTCCTATTTCTTCCAGAGGGTTTGTAACAGAGTCTGGTGTAACAAAATTAGTATTGACTGCAGAACTACCAACAGAAGAAAGATATGAAATATCAGAGGTTGGTTTGTATTCTGCAGGAACAAATCCATCCGCTGGTGCCTATGATAGCAAAACTATTTTTGCATTTACTACTGGTGAAAACTGGCAATATCACTCTGCTACGTCGGCAGTTGGTTTAGATTCTTATGCAGATCCATTAGATGATCCAGCAGATGATAATGTTATTGCAGTAACAAGCGATGTGGTATTTCAAACAAACGCAGACAATGCTATTTTCTTTAAAGCGGGTAGAGATGAAATCTACGAAAGATGCAGATTCTTTAATAACATAATCATGATTCAAGGAGATACCTCCGATTTAACTGCCTCTGCTACTTCTGGTTTTACAATTACTGGCGGATCTCAGCATATTCACCTAACTGGTGTTGATGTTGATCTTACAAGAAACGCACCAACAGACGAATTGAGACTTGCATTTTCAGTTATAAATAGAGATGGCGATTCAGGTGTCTCACCAGACGCTGTAAAAATATTAGTTGAGTTTGCATCAGCAGATGATGGATCTGGTGAAAGTGCAAGATTTGTTGTAGATATAACTGATGGTGCTGGAGGCTATGATTTTTCAACAAACAGATATCATGTTGTGTCTAAACAATTACAGCAATTAGTTACAACTGGTGGTTTTACTTGGGATGCAGTTACAGTTGCAAAAATATATGCTTCTGTAGAAGTCTCTGGAAACCCATCTAGCAACTATTATGTTGCTCTTGATGCAATGCGTCTTGAAAATATAACTACATCAAATCCACTTTATGGTTTAACTGGGTATACAGTTGTAAAAAATACAGATGCTGAAACAATTGTTAAGTCACCAAATACAAGTAACTATATTGAGTTTAGGTTTTCAATAGGTGTAACATAATGGCTAATAAGATTCTTAGAATTCCAAAAAATCAATTGCCACCAGTAGAGTCTGACAATGTTTATTCTATAAGATTTAGAATAATATCTGAAGATAAAAACAGAGTATCTCACTGGTCACCAATTTATATTATTGACTCTGTAACGCCAACAACTGTGAGTGGTGATATTGTTGTTAATGGTCCTATTATTACTGCAGTTTGGGGAGATGAAGAAGGCAGACCACAATATGATGTTTTTGTCAAATTTGATTCTGATCCATACATATACCACGGAACTTCACCAGTTCACTCTTATTCATTTTTAAATGAGGCATCAAGTACTGTTCGTGTAGCAATACAAGTAGTAGGTGCCACCAAAACAAGAAATGCTGGCCTTACAATATGGGAATCACCAGTAACCAGCATCTAACTGGTATAATTAAATGAAGGAGAAAAATGGCTAAAGTACCACTACCAGAGAGAGGTCAACCTCTTGATGTAACTTATATTTATCAGTTGGCAGAAACAATCAATGATCTTGCAACACAAGTTTCATCTGCTACATATAACTATACTACTATTGATACAGTAAGTGCTGGAAAACAAAGCGTAAAAACGTCTGAGGCTAGAGTTATCGGCGGGGATGTAGAAGTAGCCAACAACTCTACAGTAAGCGCAGGTAACGAAAAGACTTTTGCATATGACTTCCCTTCAGATTTTAAATATGCACCAATTGCTACAGCAACACCGATTAACATAGGTAACACACCAGCAGGACAAAATGTTACAGTTATTTTAAAATCTGTAACTACATCAAGAGTAGAGGGAGTTGTTCGCTTTGGAGCGTCTGGCGATCTTTCTCTTAATGTAAATATTATTGTTGTTGGTATTCCAAACTAAGGGGTAATTGTTTTGATTCTTCGTTGCAGAAAATGCAATGGCAGAATGTTTGTTGACAGACAATATTCTAGCCAAATACATTTAGAAACATATTGCTTGTCTTGTGGTGCTAGAAAATTTTTTCATCCACCATCAGATAGCAAGGAGGGTTTATGGCTTATGGCCCAAGAAACATTGAGAGCAAAGATTACAATAACAAGCCTGTAATTAAAGGCAATAAAAAAATCTGGTTTCTTAATGGCGACCTTGTAAGATTTCATCATAGTTCTAGATCTACAGGAATGGTTACTATTTATAATATTACGCAAGATAGATTAGAAACTTGTTTACGATCTGATTTTAGAAAAAATAGGCAAAGGGCGTTTAGTGTATCAGAAACTGCACAAATTGTCAATAGGCATCGTAAATATTTTCCTTCATTAGTTAAAAGAGGAATTATTCCAGCACCAATGGGATCTCAACCAGGAGGAAAATCTGAATGGCAAGTTAGAGCATACTATTCAGAGTCGCAAGTAAAAGAGATACGTGATATACTTGCTAGTTATCATATGGGCAGACCTAGAAAAGATAAACTAATTACAAATAGTATTACACCAACAAGGCAAGAGTTGACACGCAGAATTGGTGATGGTATACTAACATATACGAAAACAGAAGACGGAAGATTTATTCCAGTCTGGTCAGAAAAGATCTAGTCCTTGGGAGGGGCAGTGGAAAAAGAGAGCACTAAAGTATCGGCAACACTTGGCTACACATTAAATCTAGGTAACTTTCAATCTTTGAGAGTTGATCTTGGAGTTGTAGACAATGTACGCAATGATGAAAATGTAGATGAAGCAATGAACCGTGTTTATAACTTTGTTGAAACCAAGGTTATTGAAAAGGTTAATGAGGCAAAGGCAGCGCTGGTAGAAGAGTAATATGGCTGATCGCAAAGACCGTATGGCTTTGCTCAGTCGGTATAACAAACTGCATTTGCAAAGGTACGAAACTAAATCTACACTCAACCTTAATGTTGAGCAGTGGGCTGCTGATGCACTAGTAGAATCTTATGGGCTGCATCAATGCTACGATTTATTAACATATTATTTTGAGATATCAAAAAATCCATCTTGGAATAGTTTTGCTTATAATGCAGAAGATTTACTTAATGGTAAAATGGCTATAGAAAAAGATTTAAAAGAACGTGAAGAGCGCAGGGCAAAGGCTAGGGAGTGGCTAAATGATTAATACAGAGTCTAAATTAATTTCTGCAGTTCTAAACGATAAACAAGTACACGTTTTGCTTCAGGCAAATGTAGAAAATATTATGCGTACCCATACTGATGTATGGCAGTTTATTCGTAGATATACAGAGGCTAATGGTTCAGTACCGCCAGTTTCTTTGGTAGTTGAGAAGTTTAGAGACTTTGTTCCAGAGCAAGAAGTTGGTGCTACTAAGCATCACCTAGAAGAGTTGCAGGTTGAATATTTAAATGAAAGCATTAAAGATATTCTTAGATCTGCTGCATCTGAAGTGCAGGCTGGAAATGGATCTGCAGCATTAAATGATTTAATTACAAAAACCTCAGAGTTAAAGAAAAACACTTCAACCATTCGTGATATTGATGCAACAGATCTTAAGTCTGCAATTGCATACTTTGAAAATGTCCGTAAGGAACAAGAGTTAGGCAAGATAGGTATCAAGACTGGTCTGCCAGGATTTGACAACTATCTCCCATCTGGAATCATGCCAGGTCAACTCGGTATCTTTCTTGCCTATCCAGGAATTGGTAAATCATGGCTGTCATTGTATTTTGCAGTACAGGCATGGAAACAAGGTAAGACTCCACTAATTATTAGTCTTGAAATGTCAGAAGTAGAAGTTCGCAATCGTGTTTATGCAATTATGGGAGAAGGTTTGTGGTCACATCGCAAACTTAGTAATGGTCAAGTAGAAACAGATATGCTAAAGAAATGGCATCAAGATAAAATTGAAGGTAAGCCACCGTTCCATATTATTTCTAATGATAATGGTGGTGAGATTACCCCATCTGTTATTCGTGGAAAAATAGATCAGTACAAACCAGACTTTGTTATTGTAGATTATTTACAATTAATGAGTCCAAACCAAAAATCTGATAACGAGACGGTACGAATGAAGAACTTATCTCGTGAACTTAAACTAATGTCTATTAGCGAAGAGGTTCCTATTATCTCTATTTCTTCTGCTACACCTGATGATGTTACTAATTTAAATACCGTTCCAACTTTAGGTCAAACAGCATGGTCACGACAAATTGCATACGATGCAGACTGGGTTCTTGCACTTGGTCGTGCAGCAAACAGTGATATTATTGAATGTGCATTTAGAAAAAACCGTAATGGCTTTATGGGAGATTTCCTAGTTCAAGTTGATTTTGACAAAGGCTATTACAGATACAAAGACTTTGAGGGTTCTAATGTTTGATGAAATATATACAGAAGAACAGGTAGAGAGAGTTCTAAATGGAGTAGGTGTTGAACCTGCATCAGAGACAGAAAGTAACTTTATGATATTCTGTCCATTCCATAATAATTCTCGTACGCCAGCAGGAACTGTATCTAAAGAAAAGGGCCTATTCTTTTGCTTTGGCTGTCAGACTAGCAAGAATCTTGTAGAGTTTGTTATGGCTGTGTCAAATAGATCATATTTTGAATCTGTTAGATATATCAAACAAAAAGATAGCGAAACAGATATTACACAACTTGTAAATAAAAAGTTATATGTTGCACCAGAGTTTGTGCAATTTGACGAGGTATTAATTAAAAGATTAAATAATCAGGCAGTAGAAACACCAAAGGCTATGAATTATTTTCATAGTCGTAGAATAACAGAGGCATCGGTAAGCAAGTTTTCATTAGGATATTCAGATAAACAAGATTATGTAACAATTCCAATCCAGTCTCCAGATGGCATGACTATTGGTTTTGTTGCAAGATCTATTGAAGGCAAAGATTTTAAAAATACACCAGGCTTACCAAAGTCAAAAGTTTTATTTAATCTTCACAGAGTTAGATCATCTAAGTTTGTCTATGTAGTTGAATCATCTTTTGATGCAATTAGATTAGACCAAGTAGGGTTTCCCGCAGTTGCTACACTGGGGGCTAATGTTTCATCTGTACAGATAAATCTATTAGAAAAGTATTTCAGCGATGTTATACTTGTAGCAGACAATGATGAGGCAGGTTCTACAATGGTAGAGCGTATTGTTGGAAAGATAGGCTCTAAAGTATATGTTCTCAACATTGATAAAAAATACAAAGACATAGGCGAGATGAGCGACGAGGAAATCAAAAAACTTGAGTATAAGTTTGACAACTCTATAGTCGCTATGCTAAAATAGAAAAAACAAGGAGAAAAAATGACAATCGTAAAAGGTCTAAAAAATATCAACGCTCTTGTAGATAAGCCCAAGTATGAGGGTAACGGAGCAAAGGTTCGTTGGCTAAAGTTGGCAGACGGACAATCAGTAAAAATTCGTTTCATTGAAGAGTTGGATGAAGACTCTTCTAATTATAATGACAAGCGTGGTCTTGCTCTTGTTGTTAAAGAACACACAAATCCAAAAGATTACAAGCGCCGTGCTCTTGACACGATGGAAGCAGAAGGTCGTGACTGGGCAGAAGAAATGCATCGTAAAGATCCAAAGGCTGGATGGCGAGCACGTCTTCGTTTCTACTGCAATGTGTTGGTAGAAGATGGTCTTGAAGAGCCATATGTTGCAGTATGGGCAATGGGTGTAAGCAAGCAATCTGCATTTAATACAATTCGTGAGTATGCACTAGAAACAGGTAGCATCTCAAATCTCACATGGAAGTTGAAGCGTAACGGACAGGGAACTGAAACAAGTTACACTCTTATTCCAGGAGCACCAGACAAAGAGCCATATGACTGGTCCAAAGTTGAGCCATTCCCATTGGAGAAGGCTCTTAACAAAATTCCATACGCTGAACAAGAGGCATTTTATCTCGGATTTGATAGTCCATCAACTGGATCTTCAAATATTGAGTGGTAATTAACTAGTGTCTTACGTTGGGCTTCATGTCCACACCCATTACTCTTTGATGGATGGTGTGGCAACTCCGCAGGAATATGTCAAACGTGCCGTTGAACTCGGTATGCCTGCAATTGCGATTACAGATCACGGTACTCTTTCTGGGCACCGTGAGATGTATCGCACCTGCAAAGAAGCGGGTATTAAACCTATTCTTGGCGTAGAAGGATATATTGCGTATGATAGATTTGATAAGCGAGACAAAGCCGAAAGAACTGGTCCGCTTGATCTTAACTATTTTCACATTGTCCTTCTTGCCAAGAACCAACAGGGCTTGGAAAATCTAAACAAACTAAATGAAATTGGCTGGACCGAAGGGTTTTATAAAAAGCCAAGAATTGA